TTAAGATTGTTTTACAATTACTACAATATTTAACTTCTTTTCTAACAGCTGTATTTAAATGTTCACAAGATTTAGTTCCACATGCACATCGTTTTCCAAAGATTTTATCTATAAGTTTTTTAAACATAGACTAGGCTTTTCCGCCCTTCTTCATCATTTTGCCGCCGGCCATACCCATATCAGATGGATAGTAACCAGATTGCATATCTTGTCTTGCCATAGCTGGATTCATAGAACCACCCATGTTTTTCTTAACTCTTTTTTTAGCTTTAACTGCTTTGCCTCTTGGGTTTGCAGTCTGTGTATTATATCTTGAATTTGCCATTATCTTTTCCCTTTTAATAAAATTGAACTTTTTCCTCTTATTGCACAACCAGAAGCTTTAGATGATCCAGTGCTTCCACCAGATTTATAACCAGCTCTTCCGCCTTTAGCCATGTAGTCTACTATTCCGGGCATAAATTCTTTTCTTTTTTGTCCCATATTTTTAGAAAGATTCATAGGCATTGAATCATCATTGTATGCATCGTTAGATGTCATAGCTTTGATTGCTCTTGCAGATCTATCACCTTTTGGTAATCTTGCTCCACCTGCTGCACCCGATGATAAAAATCCGTCAGATTTTTTACCGCCCATTAATGCTTTACCAAGCATTACAGCTCCACCTACTTTCCCAACAGTTTTTAATAATTTTTTTAATTTTTTGTTCATAATAATTTTATCTCCAAGTTACTTCTTCTTTATCAGAGAAGTTGCTTTAAGTCCATAGACGCTTGCAATTACCCCTACAAAAATTGTTTGATACCATAACGGTAAATTTCCAAAGTGGACGAAGAATAACTCCATTTTCTCCATATGTACAGGATTATCTGACCAGACACTCCATCCCAACATTACAATTGGCACCGAAAGTAAAATTAAAATAAATTCGTCTTTCCAGTCCGATTGTCTAGATTCTAAAAGTTTGCCTTGGTAAGCTTCAGTTCCAGCAGCCATCTTAGATGCATGCATTAACTGCGCATCAGACATAGCCATCTTAGTTCTCTGTTTGTTGGCGTATATTTTACTACCAGCAGAAACGGCTAATTTAATTGCCGATAACCACATGAGTTAGTACCACTTAACGGAAGATTTTTTAGATGCTAGCATTCTCTTTTGGCCACCAACTTTATTAATAGTCGGTTGTCCTAAAGGTACTTTAATCTCTACTCCGCCAGTTGCAAATCCATCTGAGTTAGATTCGAGTGTATTAGTACCATCTGCTCTTGGCGTATCTGATACAACTGGTCCAACGTAGTTTGGATTGTTCTTTGTAAAAAATGTTTTTGGTTTCATATTTTTCTCCTATGCTGTTATTATATACTATCTTCGAGGACCTTTCAAGATCCTTACGTCCATTTGTTTCATTATGTCGTTTTCTCGTTTAGAGTCAATACCCATTTGAGTTTTAGTTAAAGAAGTATCAGCTCTAAGTTCTGCTAACTCTTCATTTTGTTCTAATTTCTCATCAAACTGTTGTTGACCCATCATTTGTTTAGATCTATCCATATTTATTCTATCTTCAGACTCTTTTCTTTCAGCTTCGTCATTCATAGCTTTTAAATCTAGTTCTCTGGCTTTTAATTTAGCAATTGGGTCTCCACCATACTCTCCAGTAATTTTTGCCTCTTCATCTCTAAACTCTTCAGTAGATTCTGCAATTAATTTAGCCTTTCTAGATTCTAAACTCATTGACATAGACATAATCTGTTGTTGTACTTGCGGATTTTGTTGCATCTGCGGATTTTGTTGCATCATTTGTTGCATTTGCGTTAATTGAGCTATCTCATCTCTAAATTCTATTTCTAATTGCTCCTGTGCCATTAGTGAAATGTGTTCAAATATGTTTTTTTCTAAAGATGCCATTACAACAGGTGAATTTCTTGCAACATTACTAGCCATAAAGTTTAAATGGGTTGTAATATGGGCTTGATGATCCTGACCTTTAAAAGCTTGGAACGGTTTGCTACTCATTGCTAAAATATTTTCACTTGCAGGATCCATTGGACTAGGTTCTTGCGGTGGTGGTAGTATCTGATCAATATTTTTTACACCAATTGCTTCATACATATGTCTGTATGCTTCATACAAGTTATGTAGTTGTGGATTTGATTGTGCTAGTTGTAATTCTGTTTGTGCAAGTGATATTCTTTGCGATTGAGAAAAAATATTAGGGTCTGCAACAGGAACAATATCTACTTTGTCATCAAAGTCTGCAACTTTAATATTTTTTTGTCCACCAACTACATCGTAAGGATATTCTGGTGGTAGATAAGTTTTAAAAACTCCTGCCAATAATTGAAATTCACTTTTCATCGCTACATACAATCGTTTATGTATTGCTGACATGACTCTTGAACCACGTTCTAAAAGAGCTATGGTCGTCCCAACAGCCGCCTGTTGATTGCCATCCCCGACCTGCATGTCAGCGATGGAGGCAAACCTTTGCCCTGCCGCAACCACCGTACCCATCAACTGTAATAAAGTAGCTGAAGGTTCTTTAAATGGTAAAGGCATAAATGCATCTTTAATGTTTCCACCAGGTGCATCGACATCTCTGAATTCGCCAGGCTGTATTGACTGAGCCTCATCTCTAACACGTATTCCACGTTGTTTAAATCCTGAAGGTAAATTACTTAAAGTACCTGCATCCAATAATTGTCTTAACGCAGTGGTTGCTGTTCTAGACAGTCCACCGATCATATGAATTAAACCAAAACCATAAAAACCCATTCCAGGTAGGAATTTAAAGTGTACAAAATAATCCTGTCTTTTCTTAAGAGGATCTCCTGCTGCATAGTTTCTTCTAATTGATAATACTTCTCTGCTTGCAAGTTCTATTGTTACAATGTAGGGAAGTTTAATTCCTGTTTCTTCTTCAGTAGAATCTTTGTCTTCAAATCCTTCTAAATCTAGATCAACATGAATTTCTAAAATTGTAAAGATGTCTTCATCTCTAGTTCTTTTAACACCTTCTAGTTCTCTCTCTTTTTTTTCTACTTCTGTTTCTTCATTGTAGCCAGGTGTAAGTTCTATATCAACATAGAAACCTGCTACTTGTTTTTTTCTAAGATCATTCTCTGACATTTTAATAACATGAATGATTGCTTCAGCATCAGCTAGTGATGTTGCAGTATAGGGAACTAACAGGTCGTCAGCTGGGACAAACTTTGAAACGGCTCTACCAAGTAGTTCATCGTAATAAACTTTCTTAAAAGCAGAGCCGCTAAGAGGGAGATAAAAGAGCATTTGATCGAACTCGGGTTCATACTCTTTCATCACGTCCATGAGCTGATAGTTCATGAATTCTTTAACACGTTGTGTTTGTTCTTCTTTGGCTCTGTTTATTAATCCAATAACTTGAGTGTGTACTGGTCCAGTAGCTGGTAGTAATTCTTTGTAAGCCTGTGCTTGAAACTGAGTTACAGCTTCAGCTAATACAGGGTGAGTTGCACCACTGGCACCTTGAAAAGGTTGTGTTGGGTTTTCGTATTTAAATCCTAAAAGGTCTAATCCCTTTGTATAAGAATCTTCCCAATCTTTTCTTGCAGATTTATACGTCATGTAGTTCTCTGCTAACTCTGAACCTAATTTTCCTAAAACATCTTCCGGTAATAATTCTGCTAAGTTATCTCCGTGAGCTTCTCCGCCTGGTTGATTGACTGCTGATGGATCAAAGTTAATTGTAGCACTGCCATCTTCTTCTTGGACAATGTCAACATCATCTGGTCCTACTTTTTCTTCAATAGTTTCCTGTTCTGATATTGCTACTTCTTCGTCGCTAGGTGTTTTAATTTCAGTCTCTACGTTTGGTAGAGCTTTGTCCATATCTGCCATTTAATTTCTCCGAGTTCTCTATTGTTGTACTTTGTTTTACAGGAACATTCAACCCCTGTGAGTCTGGTCCACTTAATGGTGGGATTTGATCCCATTTAACATGATCCATATTTTTTACCAATGTTTTATTTTTAACCGTCATCAAATAACCCCCTTCCTGCTTTTTTGTTTTGATACATTTCATATCCACTAATACCAGCTGATATTCCAAGTCCTGGTAATCCAAATCTTCTGGATACAGTTTTAAGAGCTGTTGGACTTATACCTAATCTCATGAAGTTTGCCATTTTTGGTCCAGCAAATCTTGTTGCTTCTTTTGATAAAGATCCGGCAAATGCAGGGCCTAAATAATTCATTGGGTTAGTTGCTATCTCGCCTGCTGAATCTCCATCAGCAATTTGTTGGCCGATAAATAAAGGCTCTAGTGCTAACATCCCTAATGGTGTTCCCGTAGCAGCTAAAC